TAAGTATCCTCATATGACGTTTTCTCTAATTACTATAGCTTTTCAGTTTCTTTCATTTTCAATTATTTCAAACTTTGAACTCATTTCAGGTCTTCTCCTTTCATTCATCATTTCTTAGGATTGTAAACTTAAATAGGAATAGTTAGATCAAGTGGAGTGCCCCAATCAGTTTTAAGATCATACACTACAAATTCTTTTCCATCAATATTTAGTTTTGGAACATAATTAAAGTTCTTATCTAGTAAGGTTTTATTATCTCCATCATAAGAACCTATAATATAACCTATTTCCCACTTCCCATCTTCACTCATCTGATATTTAACTCTTTTTATATTCATTTTATTCCCTTCCTTCATCTTTTTTACAAACTCTCTTAGGATTGCGGCTTATCTATTAGCTTCAAAGAACGCTTTTGCAAATCCAGGTGGAGTTATACTCCTTATTGCAGCTCTCTTACTATGATCTGTTGCCATTAATCTATAGTCCTGAAAGAGTTCTTTTGCTAAATAGTCTATTTCTTCAACCTTATAAATTTTTTCAACTTTTATATCTGGCTTTTGAGGAATATTAAAATTCCCCCATATATATGTTTTTTTCTTTGTAGGAAATCCAAAATCACAGGCCAAGAATTTATATTGTGGTTCTCCTAAAAAATGTTTCATCCTTCCAACTGGATTTTCTATTGTCCAAAATTTAGGATTACATTTTGCTATTATCTTTAAGCATGCAATTAATACTTTTAAACCTTCTATTGTTCTTCCATCCTTATCCTTTTGTTCCCATAGCCTATTACAAGCAATTGAAAAATGAGTACAAGGAGGTGCTGCTAAAATTCCGTATACATCTTTTGGAGGCTCATATTGACATACATCATATTCTGGTAAAGTAATTACTCTTACGTCATATCCTGCATCTTTGTAAGGTTTACTCCATGAACCTGTTCCTCCACATAAATCTAAAATTATCTTATTTGAATTATCCATTTTCTTTTCCTCCACGTCTGGAGGTGTGGCCACACTTTTTATCTAGAATTACTCCTATTTATTTTTTAAATTTACTTCACATTATCTACAGATTACGAATTTTTAAATTCAACTCTAAGCCATGTCAACTTGCTTCTTATAATCTCTATTTCTAGTCTTAAGTTGTTCATAGCTTCTATTCCAGTAAAGTAACTAGCTTCTGCTACATCTCTTTTTAACCTTAACTCTGCTACTTCTTCATTTCCTTTAACTAGGTCTTGTATTATAGTAACTGGATTTCCTTCTGCCCTTAACTTTAATATCTCTTGTACTGGTCTAGCCTATTCATTAATTCCTGTGGTGTTGTATCTCTCATTCCTTATTCCTTCCTTATGAATCTATCCCTACATTGATGCTCTCTATTAGTGTCTAAATGCAAACCAAGTATACATTTACCACTATTATCACAAAAATTTAAGCCTTCTATATTGATACGATGCTTGCACATTTTACAACATATTTTTTTATTTCTTTCAATAACTTTCTCTAGTGGGGTCATCTTTATCACTCCATTCCTTATATATCTTCATCCAATCGTCAAAAGTCATTGTTACTAGCCATTCTGAACGGTCTTTCCTATGAAATACAGTAGGCAATTCTCCTTCTTTTGCATCTGACTTAGCTTGGCTTATAGCATCATAGATATTTAACCGTTCAACTCTCTTACACTCTATATGAATACCTACTAATCCAATCACATCTGCATCTCCATTAGCTCCACAGTACTGCTGTCCTCGTCTTGTGTTATAACCATATTCTTTAAGCTTAGAAGAAAGCTCTCGCTCTCCCCTAGCTCCTTTCTGCTTACTGTTAGTCATTGCTATTCTCCTTAGAATCAAATACTCCCATCTCTTGTATTTTTTCAAGACACTTATCACATAGTTGCCCTTTATAATGTACCAATGGTATTTCTACATCTACTGTTGCTCTATTAAAACACCCTTTGCTAACGCAAAACCCTAATTTCATCTTTATTTTTTTACTTAATTTCACTTTTACATTCTCCTAACTTTTGATATTGATAGTCATATGAGAATAGATAAATAGATTAGTATCCTCATATGACGTTGTTCTACCTAAATTAAAAAGGAATGTCATCCCCGTTTATTGGTTCTATATCTTTATCAAAACCTTGTCCAAAGTCTTGATTGTTACCATTACTTTGTGTTCCTACTCCTTTACTCAAAAATGAAACTTCTTGAGCCACAACCTCAGTAATATATCTTTTCTTGCCTTCTTTGTCGTCATAAGACCTTGTTTGTATTCTGCCGCTGATAGCCATTTGACTACCTTTACTCATATAATTAGCAGTATTCTCAGCTTGTTTTCCCCAGATTACAACATTTATAAAATCAGCTTCATTATTCTTAGTTTGTGGATTATACTTGTCTACTGCTAAGGTTATAGTAGTAACTACTGTTCCATTCCCTGGAGTATACTTTAAGTCTGGGTCCTTTGTAAGTCTGCCGATTAAAACTACTTTATTCATTCCTTATCTCCTTCCTAGTTCTATTTTAAAAATTTTCTCATTCTATAATTGTATTTACTGCCTTCAAACACCGTTATGTTCTCACCACAAGTTTCTAGTATTCTTCCTGCTAATGCTTCATCTAAATTAGCTAAGCTTTCAGGTGTTGCCTCGGTACTAATTAACGTAGGAAGATAGTTTAAATACCTATAATTGATTATTGGATAAAGATGTTTCATATCAGCCTCAGTAAGTTGTCCCACTAATCTACCACTTTTAAATTTATCTTTAAACAAATCATCTATTATTAAGACTTTTGCCATCTGATATCTTGAGGACAATTTAATATAGTATTCATCATCCATAGCATTAGCCTTAAGCTCTCTCATAACTTCAAGATAAGGCATGTATATAGTTTCTGTACCTTTGTTAATTAAAGCGGCTCCTATTGAGTTTATGATGTGTGTTTTTCCCGCACCTGGTTGGCCAAACAATCCAAAACCATTTTCTCTAGTCTTTTTAATCTTCTCAAAACCAGTTATATAATTTATAGCTTTGTCCCTTGCAGATTCTTGTACATAATCCATAGGCCTATACTCATTTAATTTTTTTATTTCTTTAGGATCCACACCATACTGCTTCCATAGATTATTCATTCTCTCTACTTCATAACACTTACATCTTGTATAAGTATTAGTTTCTTTATCAACTACCCATCCAGTTCCACCACATTCACACTTAGAAGTCGATTTCTCCATTGTGACTTGGTCCGGTGTATGGTCTATTGAAGTTGTATTCTCCCTTATTCTCTGAATTATCTTTTCTATCTCTACCATTTTGTTTTTGTCCTCCTTTCCTTTTTCTATGTTGAGAATATACTTTTGCTTGGTCTAATGTTTTAATGTTGTTATCATTCCAGTCCATAAGAGTATGCTCTATATACTTCCAACTTCTCGCATTATTTTCAGCTGCTATTTCTATTGCATATATAACTAAATCATTTCCTAAATCATTACTCCAATTATTAATCCCTTGAATTTCTATTGCTCCAGGCATAGGAAAGATATTATTCTGATATACTTCTATTGGAGTTATATTATTATTTATATATTTATTATCATTATTAACATTATTATCATTATTGTTTGTATCTGCTAGCGGTCTGTTTCCGGTCTGATTGCAGTCTGTTTCCGGTCTGTTTGTAGTCTGACCTTCCTCGCTATCCATTGGTGTGTCTATGCTAGAGCCAGTCTGAAATTCTTCATATTTAACAATTGTTATAACTGTTTTCTTTTTATCAGCATGCTGTTTTATCATGCCATCTTCCTCAAGTAACTTTAGAAAAGACCTTATCTTTTCATTTCCCCATCCCCAACGTTCTCTAAGTTTCTTTTGTGAAGTTATAAAGCTACCTTTTTTTACTTTGATAAGTTCATTTCCTAATAGAAACTTATTGTCTTTATGGTTGGCAAGCAAGAGAAGGTCTAGCCATGCCTGCCCCTTGCTAAAGGGTCTCTCTTGCCATAACCAATGATCCTGTATGCTTCTATAAAGACTTATCCAGCCTTTTCCTTCTCCTGCCATCTTTTATACCTCTATTCTAAAGGCGTTCCTTCAAACTCTTCTTTTGATTCTAATGAATCTTGATTTACTGTGTAGTCAGCTTCAACTAAATCTTCTATATTTGCTGATACATTTTCAGAATCATCTATGAAACTATCCTTTATTATGTTTTCATCAGCTGTATAAGCATTCTGCATCTCAATACTTAATATTCCCCACTTACTAAGCATATTTCTAATTACTGTCTTAATAGCCATAGCATCAAAATCTTTGTTCCACCCATAATCGCTCTTGCTAAATTTCTTCCTATGATTTTCAATTTGAGTTTTGGTCCAGTATGTTGACTTCTTGAATCCATTTAATAATTCAAAATATCCAGCATAACCTATAATTTTATCGCTTTCTTTCTTTGTAAAATCTATCTCTAATTCCTCAGTTAATGGATTCCAGTTAACAAGTTCCCCTTCATGTATTTCGATGGCATTTATGTGCTTATATTGACCTGTTCTTAAAGCTAGTTGAATATACCCCTTATATCCCATTTGAAACTGTGCTTTATTCTTATATGGAACAATCCATGCATACCCTAAGTTTTTATCAACTGGAAGATCCATAGTTGCTGCTATCATACTGCTAGATAATACACTCATTGGCTCGCATTTTTGTAAGCTTGTATCTCCGTTATAAAGATTAAGTATGCTACTCATATATTGAGGAGCTTTCTTGTCAAGTATTTCTTCAAAACGCTTTTTCATTTTAGGGTTATTAAGAAGTCCCTGCATTGTATTTCCTATCGTTACATTTTCCTTCTTTGAAAGTTGATTTTTTAAACTTGAATTTGTTGCCATATTAAATTACCTCCTTGATATTAAACCTTCTTGATATACTTTCTTTGCATACCTTCTCATAAATTTCTGGATACTCAGCCTTTAAAATCTTATTATCCACTCTTTTGCTAACTACTCGTTTCCAATTTACTTGATATTTATCAATACTTCCTATTTCACTTTTACCAAGTTCTAACTTTATATTATTTTCAATTTCATTAGCTTTTTCTTCAAAAGTCTTAGCCGTAGCTTTATAAGAGAAATAATCTTCAATGAGCTCCTTATATTTAGACTCAAGTGGTTTTTCACTGCCTTTTTCAGCCTTTGCAAATTTTTCATTTAAGTATTTCTCAGCCGCACTAGATCCATCTAAAGCAGGTGGAATTTTATTCTGTACCAAATTCCAAAATTCTTTTTCTTTTTCAATCATTATGCCAATGAGCTCTTCATCCCGCTCTATTTCTTTCCAAATAAACTTTTGCCCACCTATGAGAACTGCTATATAGCCTTTTTCTGCACCTGTAACAGCTAGGTAATGTTGAACCTGTAATAAATAACTATCTGGTATTTCTTCACTATCCCATTCTTTAGCCAAAAATTGATTAGCTGTTTTACACTCTAATATTGCATTCTCTCCCACTACTCTTCTATCAATATTGGCTACCATAAAAGGATAATCTATATGTTGAAAATGCCTTCTATCCCTTCTAACCTTTTTACCAGTTCTCTTCTCAAATTCTTTAGCAACTACTTCCTCAAACTGATCTCCCCAATAAGCTGCTTCGCTTTGGTCATTTATTTCTGTAATCTCTTCTGTTTTTTCAAGATAAACTTGAAATGGAGTTTTCCACTTGTTAACGCCTAAAATAGCTCCAACGTCTGAACCCCCAATACCTTTTTGACGTTCCTTAAGCCAATCTAAATTATTCATTAACACCCTCCTCAATACATTTAAAAAATACTTTATCTAAACCAGAATTATACTCAAAACTTGACAATCTCCATTCTGGATTTTCATCATCCCATATCTTTATATCTAATTCTTGCAACTGTTTGATATTATCATTTAACTCTGCAACTATTTCATTAATATTAGTCATTTGACTTTCTCCTTTCATGTGTTATACTGAATTTGAATGTTTTATTAAATTTTTGGTGGCTTATGCCATCTTTTTTTTATATCTTTTTTGGGTGGTTATTCCACCTCTTATATGTCTTACTTCTTTGTTATGCTCTAATAGCTTTAGCACTTCTGCATGAAGCTCTGGATTTACTATAGATAATCTTTTACTCAAATCTTTATGAATAAGTGATTTGCTTACTCCAAATGCTTTAGCTGTTTCTCTTGTTGTTGAGCTGTTAGATAAAAAATATTTAGCTTCTTCCTTTATCCTTTCTTCAATATCCCTATGCATTTTATAATCTCCCTTTCTTATTTCTTCTTTTCTCATTCCCATATCTACACCTCCTACAGCATGTACCATAAGTCGAATAAGAAAATTGACGCTGGTATAAGCAAAGCTACTTGAAAAAGTGTGTGTAAATCATCTTGTCCCTTTATTGCCTTGCGAATATTCCTGACTATGATATAAAGTACAACTATCAAGCAATATAAACTTGCTGCTTTAATACCCCATGTGTACATCTTTAACCCTCCTTTGAGTCATATTGACAAGGATAAAGAGTAGCATAAATATTTAACATAGCGTTGGTTATATTGTGTAAACATTTA